AGATAAAAAGCGAGAAGGTGTTTTAATGGCCAAACTCAATCAAAAAATCTGCGGTCTGTTCGCAGGCGACACTGTTCCGATTCTGCGAACGTATACCGATGTGCCCGTCATCGCGACGACCGTTGCGCAGGCGATTCTTACGATCAAGCGAAAAGACAAGGACGCGGACTCTGCGGCGGTTGTGACGAACATCATCACGACCAGCAGTGGCCCAGATGGTCAGATCACGGACGCGAGCGCAACGGACGGGACGATTGCGATGCGGTTCGTTCTCAGTCCCGCGAAATCAATTCTGCTCAAGCCTGGACGCGCGTACACCTACGCGATCAAGGTGCAGGCATCGGACGGCGGCAAATACACGCTTGAACGAGGTGCGATCGTGCTGGAAAGGCAGGTGATCGCGGCGTGAAGAATAGTCTCACGAAGCAACAACGCAGCGCACTGCTCGGATGGGCAGCCGAAGGACTCAGCGCGCCAGAAATGCGTCGGCTCGCGGCGGAATTCGATCCGCCATTCGAGTTCGAGCGATTGCAACTCAAACACATACGCAAACGCTGGCGGGTCAAGTTTGAAAAATTGCGCGACGAATGGGAATCCGAGATTGTCGCGGACGGTCTCGCTCGGCGGGCCGTGCGAATTCACGAGCGATCCGAACGACACGATCTGCTCAAGCAGGTCATCACGGAGCGCGGCGATTCCGAAGACATGGCTGAAATCGCGGGCGGCAAAACAGGCTTGCTTGTACGCGATTACAAAGGGTCAAGCATCATCCCCGTTTACAAGCTCGACGCCGCGCTATTGAAAGAGTTGCGGGACCTCGAGCGAGAGATCGCAATCGAACTCGGTCAGTGGACGGAGAGGCAAGAACTGAGCGGGCCAAACCAAACCCCGCTTGAAATCAACGTGCTGTTGAATAAAGTCTATGGCGCAGACTCAGACAATCGCGGAAGCAAACTTTCAGGCGGCAATTCGGGCGGCGGGATGCCCGAAGGATCAGATTGAGCGATTCCTGAAGGCCAGCTACATTCCGCAGCCGAAGCAGTTGCTCTTTCACGGTGCCTGCCGGCAGTGTGACCAGCCAGATGGTCCGACTGAGATCGGCTTTGGCGGCGCGCGCGGTCCCGGCAAAAGCCATGCATCGTTCGCGCAGATTGCGCTGGATGATTGCCAGCGCATTCCCAGCCTGAAGTTTCTTTTTCTTCGCAAAATCGGCAAAGCTGCACGGGAATCGTTCGAAGACTTGCGATTGAAAGTTCTGGGCCGCACGCCGCACGAATACATCAGTGGCACGATTCGATTTCCGAACGGCAGCCGCATCATCTTCGGCCATTTCCGAACGGAATCCGACATTGATAATTACCTCGGCATTGAATATGACGGCGTGGTCATCGAAGAATCCACCCAGCTCACTGCCACGAAAAAGAAACAGATCAAAACCTGCGTGCGTACGGCGAAGCCGAATTGGAGGCCTCGGATGTACCACACGACGAACCCGGGCGGCGTCGGGCATCTGTGGTTCAAGCAGGCTTTTGTTGATCCTTTCCGAAAAGGCCAACAAACGGCGACTCGATTCATTCCAGCCAACTCCCGCGACAATGCGTTTCTTAATATCGAATATTTCGATGTGCTGAATGATTTGACTGGCTGGCTGCGTGATGCGTGGAGAGATGGCGACTGGGACATCGCCGCAGGTCAGTATTTTTCGACCTGGAATTACGATCAGCATACCTGTCCGTCGTTCGACGTGCCGCGCCACTGGCCGATCTGGGGAGCATTCGACTATGGCTTCACGCATCCGACTGCGCTCTATTTGCTGACAGAGAATGACGGCAAAATTTACGTGATCGCGGAGCATTGCGAGGCGAAAGCTCTGCCCGCGCACCACGCGGCGGAAATGAGCCGGCTGGCCGCGAAGTTCGGCCGCGAGATCGTCACGATTGACGTGTTCGCTGGGCCTGATGTATTCGCGAACAAAGGCGACGAACACGCAAAAACGATTGCCATGCAGTACGAAGAGCAAGGCATAACCCTGACCGCCGCGCCGAATGATCGCGTTACGGGATGGTCGGAGTTACTTCGATTGCTCGGCGATCCGCTGCGCGAACAGCGGCCATTGCCCGCACAGATTCAAGTCTTTCGCGATTGCGTCAAATTGATCGAATGTTTGCCGGCCTTACAGCACAATCCGAATAAGCCGGAAGACGTTCTCAAGTGGGATGTGGATGAAGAGGGGCTTGGCGGCGACGATCCAGCGGACGCTCTGAGATATGGGCTGATGGCGCGATTGGTCGAAGCGCAGGAGTATGCCACGGCGAACATTCGCGAGCAGTTCGCGGTGGCCTGAAGATTTCGCTTGAAAATCCCGTGCCAATCTGAATAGAATGTGCCCGCAATGAATATTTCTTAAGCGCCAAAGCGCCCAACGGGAACAATCCCGTTCGGGCGCTTTTTTTTATTTCCGATGACTTCAAGAGCACGACGCAAGCAGAGACGAATGACCAATGGCAGCATCGCGTTGTCGTTGTCTGCTGTCGCGATCGAGCCGGAAGAAATCGGTAATCAAGTTATTTCGGCATACGATCCTGAGCAGGAATATTTCCTCGGTGCCGGGATGAGTTATGGCGTTGGCGCGCAGCGGTTCCCGTCCGAAAAGACCGACCGCTGTAACCACGTCACGTTCGAAACGTTGCGGCAGATGCTGAATGATCCGGAGGTCTCTTCCGACGTTCGCACGCTGCGCGATATGGTTTTGAGCGATGGCATCGAAATTCTGCCCGCGTTTCAGGGCGACGCCGTTCCCGATGATTCCCCGGAGTTCGTCCGCGCGCAGGAAATTGCCGAGCACTGCAAGCGCAGTCTGCAATCGCTGTCCAAGCCGCTTAAAACCACGTTGGAAGGGCTGATTGAGGGCGCGTTGAACTATGGCCATAAAACGGCCGAGATCACCTGGCAGATGGGCACGGACCTCGACGCGGGCAAGCTGATTTTGCGGCGAATCGCGCTCAAAGATTACCGCTCCCTGAATTTCGTCCTCGACTCGTTCAGTAACCACCTTGGATTCACGCCACGCTCGGCCTCCATCGCTTCGACCGTGACCATAATTCCGCGCGAAAAATTCCTGCACCTTGCGTTGAACGAAGAGGATGAAGATCCAAGGGGGCGTTCCTCAACGCGGCCAGCGTATACCGCGTGGCAGTTTAAACTCAGCGCCTGGCCGGAATATTACCGCTGGTTGCAGACGGCGGCGTTGCCAGGATTGATCGGCAGGCTCGCGCCGAAACAACCAGGCGACGTGCAGCGGAACGCGGACGGAACAGTCAAATCGGGCGGGCGGCAATTATCGCCGGCGGAAGCGATGGCTGGCGCGCTGGAGGCAATGAAAAGTGCGGGTGTGGCGGTGATTCCAAATGGTTCCGAGGTTGACCAGCTTGAGGCATCCGGTGAAGGGCAAGGATTTGATGCGGCAATCAAACTGTCGGATGCGCAGATGGGCAAGGCCGTTTTGCGGCAGACGCTGGCCACGGGCGAAGCGCAATTCGGGACGCGGGCGCAGTCTCAAACGCATCTTAATGTCCTCGATATGGTTGTCTGGAATCTGCGCGGACACCTCGCTCGGTTGCTGCAAAAAGACATCGTGCGGCAAATGATTCGCTACAACTTTGGCGAAGAGGCGTTGCCTTATATGCCGATCGTGAGCCTGGGCGATAGCGAACGCCGAGACTGGTCGAAGGACGCGATGGCGGCCGCTGCCCTGGAAGGCTCGTTGACCGATTCGCAGTGGTTGGCAGTCACGACGCAGCTTGGAATTCCGGCGCCGCTTCCCGGCGAGAAGCCGCGGAATCATGCAATCGCCGAACAGATGGAACCGAGAGGTCTGCCAATCGAGGGAGACAAGCGTGATGACGGGAGTCGAGCGCGCTTCCTGGGCCGCCCGGTTTCAGCAGCCAAAAGATTCTTGCGGAGGGCGGCATGAGCCTTCGCGCGTTTGGTTTAGCTTGTTCGATTCCGTGGGCGATTCAGCCTGAAGCGTTGCGTCAGATTCTCGAAATCTCGACGCGCGAACACGTCGCCGATTTCGAGGCCGTTGCGGCGAAGCGAGCGCGACGACTCGACGGGACCGAAGATGCCCGGATGCGGGATGGCGTGGGCATTATTGACATCACTGGGCCGATTTTCCGCTACGCGGATTTCTTCACGGACATTTCCGGCGGCGCGACGATTGGGAGTATGTCCCGCGATTTCACGACGGCGCTGAACGATCCGAACGTCAAGGCGATTCTGCTCAACATCGATTCGCCAGGCGGAGAGGTCGCCGGAACGCACGAATTCGCGCAGATGGTATTTGCGGCTCGCGGGAAAAAGCCGATTGTTGCCTACGTGGACGGGATGGCGGCCAGCGCGGCCTACTGGATCGCATCGGCGGCAGACGAGATCGTGACGGACGCAACCGGGATACTTGGATCAATCGGCGTGATCGCGACGGTTCCGAATCCGAGCGCGAGGTCGGTGAAAGAGATCAGCTTCGTGTCGTCCCAATCGCCGAAGAAACGGCCAGACCCGACGACCGAAAGCGGCAAGGACCAAATGCAAAATCTGGTTGATCGTCTCGCCGATGTCTTCGTCGGAACCGTCGCGCGCAATCGCGACGTGAACGCCGAGACAGTGCTGACCCGCTTTGGTCAAGGCGATGTCTGCGTTGGAACGCACGCGGTGCATGCCGGCCTTGCCGATCGGCTGGGGAGCTTCGAGGGGACGGTGGCGGAATTAGCGTCCGACTGGAAACCGAAACGAAAAAAAATGGCCGCGTTTGCGGCAGAGGATTACGGCGTGAGTAGATTCGAAAACCTGAAAACGCGATTGATGGCGGCCATCAAGGCCGAAGACGGCGAAAAACCGGAAGAGGCGCTGGCCGAGACGGAAGGCGAACTGGTCGAGGACGCGGTGGCTGAAAAGCCCACCGACAAAGAGCAGTCCGTGCCGACCGAGGGCGCGCCGGCGAAGGCGTATGCGGCCGCCGAGGTCGAAAATAGGGAGTTGCGCGCAGAGCTAGCGGCGCAGAAGGCGGCGCAGACGAAGGCGGAGATTGTCGCCTTCCTGGACGCGGCGATGGCGGTCGGCAAATTCCTGCCGGCCGAGCGCGCCCAACTCGAATGGGATTTGCTGCAAGCCGCGCAAGACGATCTGCTGATGCCGCTGACTGAAGGCTCGCGGCTGGCAAACAAACAGGCTGCGATTAATACCCGGCAGGCGCACGGGTTGTTTGAGGAAAAGATCGTTGACGGTCGGCATAAAGTCCTGAAGGCCGACGAAAACAACCAAACGGAATTGAGCGAAGAGCGGAAAGCGGAGTTGCTGAAAATGACTCCGCAGGGCCGCGCCGCGCTCAGTCTCGTGAAATAAAGGGGAAACAATGCCGACTTCTGCAACTACCACCTGGACGGCTCAAAAACTGGAGCCGTTCCTCTATCCCGATCGAGCGGAGCGCATCGCCGTCAAACTCGCGCCGTCGCTCACGCTGGCCAAAGGCACGGTTCTTGGCCGAAACGCGACGACGAACCTATGGGGCGCATACGTGGACGCGGGCGCGACCGATCCCGCCCGCGCGATTCTCGGCATTGACACTGCGACGGACGCCAGCGGGAATCATTTCTATGGAACGCAAGCTTCGTCCGAATACGGCGAAGCGCACCTGCACACATGGGCCTTCATCTCCGGCGACTTCAAGGCCGCTGACCTGACCGGTCTGGACGCCAACGGGCAGGCTGATCTCAGGGGATCGCTGGTCTACGGCGACAACCTTGCGGACGCGGAGGCGGTCATTCACATCGGCTAAGGCGCGATGGTGATTTTCAAAAGGTAGGTACTGAACACTATGCCGACTTACACTTATCCAACAACTCTCGAACTGGCCAAAATCGCGCAGGATAAAATCTCGAACCTGGTTACCAATAGGCCCGTTTTCTCGATCTTGCCAATCGTCAACAAGGACGCAATCAATCTGCGCTGGGAGCAGATGGACAACTACACCGGCTTGCAGCAGATTCGCGGCAAGAACGGACCACCTCAGCGGGTCAAGCGCGTGGGCGGCAAGGCGTACATTATGGAGCCTGGCGTTTACGGCGAATTCGTCGTAGTCGACGAACAGGAGCTGCTCGAACGGCGGCCGTGGGGACAGTTCGACGGCAGCGTTTCCATTGATGATCTGGTGATGGAAGGACAAGACCAGTTGCTTGGTCGTCGCCTGGATCGCATCGAAAAGATCGGCTGGGACTTGCTCGCGACCGGAACGTTCAGCGTTGCCGGGCCGGATGGCGCTGTCCTGCAAACCGATTCGTTTTCGCTGCAAACCTTTTCTGCCGGCGTGGCGTGGGCGACGTTCGCGACCGCCACGCCGCTCGCAAACTTCCGTGCCGTGCAGCTTCTGAGCCGCGGCCACTCCGTGAACTTCGGCGGTTCGGCGAAGGCGTATATGAATCGAGTCACGTTCAACAACATGATCTCGAACACGAACGCCAACGACATCGCCGGACGGCGGACGAGCGGTATCACGAGCGTGCTGAACCTGGGCGAAGTCAATTCGGTGTTGGCGGGCGAAGACCTGCCGCAGATTGAAATCTTTGATGGCGGTTATCAGGACGATACGAACACTTTCCAGCCCTTCATTCCGAACGCGAAGGTCGTCGTGATTGGTCAGCGCACTGACAATTCACCGATCGGCGAATACCGGATGGTGCGCAACGTCAACAATCCTGGAATGGCGCCGGGCGCCTATATGGAAGTCATCGACCGTGGTGAGAGCGGCCCCGGTCGCCAGATTCCGCGCACGATTGAGGTCCACGATGGTCACAACGGCGGGCCGGTGATCTATTTCCCTTCAGCGATCGTGATCATGTCGGTGTGATTGTAGTTACTGATGTTACGCAGTCAGCGGTTGCGACTTGAGTTTGACAAGCTCGTCATAAGCTGACCGCAAAGCTGACAAATAGATCTTTGACTTCAAGGCAAAATGATTGTGGCAGGTCTGCAGCTTCAAGCTTTCGAGCTTGAGGTAAGCGCACAGACTGGCGAAGAGATGGTTACGTTGGGTGGTCTCCGTGCGGGTGGGCGACTTCGCCAACGAAGCGTTCTGTTTGAGCGATTTGTGA